CTAAATGCAACATTATTACGAAGTATAAGAGAAGTAAAATTATCAGTCCAAAGAGTATCATTATTAGAACTACGAATAACTCTCTGTGATGTTTCATATAAGAATGTGATTAACTTACTAGGCTTATCAAATTGATTATAATACATGAGCAATGCACTCAACATTAAGCGGTCGTACTTTTTGTTATTGTAGCCAAAATAATCTGCTTTCTGTTGTAACCAATATAATAAACTGAATAAATCAGTATCATCATCTTCATATAAAACAAAACGTTTCTTAGGTATTGTTTCTAAACGTTGTTTTATCTCTGCAATAGTAAGTTTATCAACAAGAGGAATAGCTTTTCCATCATTATCGACACAATCAGAAAATGTTTTAAGATAACTACGTAAATCAACAAATACTACCGAGAAGTAATTTCTAGTTACTTCGACATCATAACACATAGAACTCATATACTTATACTTTTTATTTACCGTAACACAAATATAAACGATTTTTGCATCTACTACAAGCAGTATATAATCTACGAAGAGTTTCATCTATATTTCCCCACGGATTACCAGTACGCATATCAAATACAATATCATTTATATCTACATATACATCAGAATAAGTACTTCCTTGAGCTTTATTAGCTGTAAGAGCAAATCCATAATCTAAGTCACGACTAAACTTAATCTTACCAGTAGACCTATCTAATAAGTTAACTAGTAACAAGTTCCTCTCTCTAAAGTCATAGTATTCCTTCCAACGCTTACTTCTATTATATTTCTCTGCATTAATTGCATTTTGAATATAAGTTTCACCTAACTTATAATAAAGCATAACATTATTTAAATTAGAATGGTCTACTACAAATAAAGGTTTAGTTCTATTACCACCATTAACTTGAATGAACGTAACATTGAATCCAAAGATTTCATCTTTATTAGTAAAATTCTTAATATCATGTATTATATAATCTTCAGAATTTACAATAATAGTATCTTTAAACTCATCAACAAAAGTATTATAAGACATTACTAAATCATTACGAGTCAGAATTGCTTTATCACTACCTTCGATGATATTGTTACGAATAAATTTATTCCATTCAGATACAGATTTATTAGTATAAGTTATTAATCGACAAGTATCAACATCTCTAGTAAACTCTTCATTATAAAATCCGTCTATTACAAGAGATTGAAACTCGTATGCACCACAAGTATAATATCCTTTAGTTTGAGTTGAATCGAAAGCATACCTGTTTTTATTGATATATTCTAGGAATTTCCAACTCCTATTATCAATATCTTTTCTTAGTATCTTTAATAACTCACTAACAGGATTATCTTCTTCTTGTCTAACAATCTGTCTAAGAGTATAAAACTTAACATTATCAAAACAACGTGAACGAGACTCTTTAACTGGTTGAAGTTGATGAGCATCACCCATAAAAATAAGCATACAACCAAACTGTTCACATTCTCTTTCTATAAGAGTTTTAAGATTAATACCAATCATAGACGCTTCATCAACAATATATAACTTATATTGCTTAATCTTCTTTTCAGCTAATGGGTCAAAAGGAGGATTATTAATATCAAAATCAGTAACATCAGTATTAAGTCTTAAACCTAAATCACTAGCTACGGTAGACGTAGAATATCCAGTAGATGCACGAAGTACACGAGCAGCTTTATGTGTAGGAGCTGCAAGACCAATAACGGATTTAGATAATCCGCATCGTCTAATTACTTCACGTATCATATATGTTTTTCCTGTACCTGCCGAGCCAATAAGAGCACGTTTATAATCACCTGCAACATAACCTTTCTCAATAAAAGCTACTAGGTTTTCATAAGCAATCTTTTGGTCACGAGTAAAACTATTTAAGACACTATCATCTTTCTTAGCATCATCAAACTTTTCAAAATTCATTGCATTTCAATAAAAATTTATCAATATTATCACGACATTTAAGAATATAACCTTTAACTGGTAACCTATCTTAAATGGAATATAACAACTAGGCATAGTACAATAAGCATCAGTACATCTAACAATCTTAGTAGGTCTACCATGACTATCTAACGCACGAGTATATATTGTCTTAAAGCCTTTACATGAGTATGAACGTTCAGATAATGTAATAAGTTCATTAGTACCTTTAGGATTGAACTTATATTCATTGTTATGTAGAACAATAGTACCTACAACAATTTGCATTATTACTTTCTCACGAGGAATCTTCTTTTCCTCATTTACAGCAGATAGTTTAAAACTTAGTCCCATATTACTAAGATTTAACAATTTGATTAGGAAAATATTGTATACAACACTCTCCTTTACGGGGGAATATCTTATACTTATCAGTATTCATAATCCTAGGTAACGGAATAATTTCACAACATCTATCATCATGAACATCTATAATAATGCAATGATAAGCATTAACATCTGCATCATGAGATATAACAGCTTTAAGTCCTTCAAAATATACATCAAACGTACTATCAGGATTAACACATTGTTTTAAATCTACAATCATATTAATTAGCTTTAGTTTTATATATTTCGTATAACTTATTAAACTCATCAGAAGGCATACAAACAATAGGAACATTAGTATGCATTTGTTCTTTAGGAACAATACAATTTCTTGCAGTAACTATTCTATCATCTTCAACAAACATTGTTTCAAGAACTAGACAATTACCACCATCTAGTATTTCCTTACATTTTGGACAAATATAAATATTATCTGTACCAAATACAAGAAGCTCATCGCCACAAACTAGACATTTGCCAGTCGTGACAATGAGCTTACCATTATCTTGTTTAAACTCGTTGAGCTTGGGCATAACTAGGAATACGTTTCCTTTCTTCCATCTTAACAAGTTTAACACTAGTACTTTCAAGTACATTAAGAGTAAAAGCTACTAACTTATAGCTTCTCTCATGCTTTCCGAATTTAATTTTCTTCTTAATCATTTACGTTTAGTATTTAGTTATTACTTAATCGGAGTATCTGACGCTCCGCTTCGCTTCGCTTTATTCCCCCTTAAAGGAGTGTGAATTGTTTAACCTTTTGCTTAATTTCATTTACAACAGCTCTATTCTTATCAATACTATCATTGCTATAAAGATTGTAACTATGTGTTTCATCAATATTTCTATTAATATCAAGAACAAATAGATACATATTAATATAAGAAGTATTATTAAGATTGCAATTAGTATAAAGGTCACTAGAGAGTTTAGTACTATACAATAGACTAAGTTGTATCTTCTGTAACTCTTTAAACAATTTAGTAAATTCTTTCTTATCCATGTCGGTATATTAGTTAATAATCAATTAAAAAGGAGAGGACGCTTCCTCTCCTACCATTAAACTATTGACACCTAATTCTATCTCACGACAGTAATTTAATTAGGGGTAAAAATTAAAAGACAAATAAAGTTTTTCTGTCTTACGACAGTAAATGCAACTTGTATGTTAAACACAATACTATGTATTTATAGCTGACATTTTACGAAGAGGATTTCCCTTACTTCAACCATTTGGTTAATGTTTCAACTTAGATTAGTCATCATCAGAGCTATCATAAGAAATAGCACGATTCTCACGAACAGTACTATTAGAATTCCATAAAACCTATATCTACTATCTTCACAAACAACAGATATAAAACTACAATACGACAAAATTTAATTTTAGTTTAACTAAAACAGACAAACAAAATTGGCAAATTACTTATTATATATCTTTGTACAATCTACACAATAAAAATCAGGACAATCTTTAAGAAATAATTCACATATTCTACGAGCTTCACCTTTACTATTACCAGAGTAAAGAGTTTTAGCATTACCATTAAAAGACTTTCTTAGCTTATCATTCTTGTCTAAGAATACAAGATGATTTTCAGAACAATAGAATACAGAATAAATCGGAGCTTTACTAGCTTCATATTTAGCAAGAAGTTTATCATAAGATTCTTTAGCGCTGTCTCTCATATCACTAATATATTTGATATAAGAAAGCATAATACTATCCCATTGTTCAACAGCTTTAATCTTATCTTCAATAGAATACTCACCGTCAAGAATATCTTCAAGAAGATTATTCAATCCTTTAACATTAAGATTTTCTAAATCTTCAAGAATAGCTTTATTAAATTCTCCTTTAATAAAAGATTTACGATAATCTTCTTTAATAGAATCAATAAGATTAACATCAGAACTACCAGCTAAAGCACAAGCTAAAATAGCAGATATAATATCTTTCATTATAATAAATTTTTAAATTAGACAATAAAAAACTCTACTAATATTACTCTAGTCTCACGACCTGAATAATCTTAATAGAGTGGAAACCGACATTTATTTAACCCTTTTGTCAGATATTAATTAAATAGAGTACGTATCGGCATTATACTAAACGTAAAATAATAACTGCAACAGCTCCTAAAGCAATAAGAGAAGCAATAACAAAACCAACAGTATTATACTGTCTTTTAGCTTTAAGCTCTTCATAGGCTTTATTAGCTTTATCTAATTTAATTTTGAGTGATTCAACAGAATTACTAAGAGCTTTGTTATTAGCTTCCAATTGATTATTAGCAGCACTTAATTTAGAAGACAGATTACGAAGAGCTTTATCTTCATTACAAATATTC